AGTTAAGACCATCATAGAATAATCTATTAATGTCTTCAGAGGATGTTAAATAACCATCCTGAGAATCAAAGTCGATTCCAGAATTGGTAAAAACTTTCTGTATTTCATTAGCCAAAGGAGCATAGATTGTACCAATGAAATAAGTTGCCATTTCTCCAACTGTTAATCGAATTGAAGTATCACTTGCTTTATCTTCAATAGCTTTTAGAATTGTATAGATGTACAATGACAAATCTTCAGCTAATTGAAGATTAAAAAGATCCGTTGATGTAATCGTATTATCACCAGAAGAGATAATATCAATACGATTATTTGAAATCCAAGTTAAAAGATCTATATTCCATTTTAGTGCCTTTAGAATATTTAAACTATTATTCTGCAGAGTAAATGTTACCAGATTTTGATCAATGGCTGAAGAATTACTTACATAGACCACAGGGGTATTCAGAGGTTTATCTCTATTTGTAAGTTCCAAAGAATACAAATTGGGATTGTTAGCTGGCATCAATTCAGATATTTCTTCTGGTAAAATGTAAAGGCCATCCACAGCTTTTAGACCATAGTTTTTGGAGCTGTCTATTTCAAAAACATTTAAAGGTTCAGAGGCATAACCAATAGAAGGTATTTTAAAAATTACTTTGGGTACTCTACAATAATTTTTTCCTGGATAACTAATTACCAGAGTTCCAGTTGCAAGGGAATCATTTGTAAAATTAAATGAAAATACACATTCTCTTTCCGGTGATTCATCAACTACAACCTCAGGTGCCATGAAGTAGTTTTCTCCTCGATCTAAAACTATTATTTGATCCGAAAGAGTGGAACCCTGACCGTGAACCGAATCTGAAAACTTAAATGAAACTTCTGCATTATACCCCTCATCCGAAATGAGATTTATTTTTGGAAGATTCCAGTAAATATCACTATTAGGAGAAAATGATAAAGAAGAAATAGTATTTTTCTTTACAACAATACGATCATCTTTATACGATACAAATTGGTTCTTATATCTTTTATCCAAAGAAACAACATCAATATCCGAATCCATAACAATACCATTAAGAGAACTAGTGGTGATTGTAGTATTTGTAATAGTTTGTTTATTGTTAATTACATCATAGAAAGTATATGTGTATGGTATTGTTTTGGAATTCATCTCAATGACTCCATATTTCATGTATTTTTCAAATATAAAGTTCTCTAGTTCCGCAATTCCTTTTGGCCAAGAACTCAGACCTGCCTGTTTTAAAGCTGTATTGATAATAAAGAAAGTCCAATGAAAGTCGGGAGTTCCATAGAGTTTACTTGAAAGCACATCGGGTCTCATACCATCCGGAACACTATAATATGTATAGTTAATGATACCATCGAGCTTTTTATCCTCGGCAGATACATATCTAAACAGATCGGTAATTACTGTTGTTTCTTTATCGGAAAATTGATATGACGAAAGAGGAAACTTTGAGAAGAAGTTCATGGTTTAAGGAGGAGATGTTTTATTACCCTGCGGAAGAAGTTGCCAATCCAGTATTGGGGTCGATACCTCTGTTTGAATAGTTACCCTCTAAGGTAGTAATATCTGAACGAACCAGAACACGAGATTCTTTAAAGGTCATTGCTAAAGATACATCAACTGGAGCACCATCAACTCGGTATGCATTTGATTCTCCATTAAAGGTACAATTTAGAGTTTCTAGGTAACTTCCAAATATCTTAGGGATAAAGTTGTTTTCAACTCCTGGCGTATCCCAGAATTTGATTATCCATACAGGAGGGAAATCTAAGATAAGGTTTGGAGCACCACCATCATCGCCAGCATAGAGGTATTGACGAAGAAGGTTATGAATGTTCTTAATGTTCTCTGAATCCTTTGAATCTTTAGCAACTAATTTAAAATCAAAGGAAAAGGAACGGCTATTGTTTCCTGTAAAATTAGTATTCTTATTTGCTGGTTGAATCTTCTTTGAAGCAAAACCTATGTTCTTCTTATACTTCTCAAGAGATTTCATTCTTTGCGCTGCAATAGAAGCAATCTCCATACCTGAAAGATTTGTAAACTGCCCTACAACACCCACAGCCGATTTAGCAGCTCCAACAACATCTCCACTCATTAACTTTTGTAGAGCATCTTGACCACCTGAACCTGCAACCATTCCCAGGTCGATTTCATCAAACGTAGCGCCATCAGATACTCCGAATGAACCTGGCATAGGTAAATGAATATAGTATCTTTTCTGATCCCGAGGAGCAATAAAAGAAAGTGAAACAAAGGGGTACGAAGAATTAGGATCTCTTAGTTCTCTTGGAAAGAAATAGCTTGTTTCATAACTACCTTCGACTCTAGGGTTTACCGCAGATGAAGGAAAAACATTACTGGCATTAAACTTTGAGCGTAGTTCGGAAAGAGACATATGTTACTTAGTTAAATAAGTATATTTATCATGACTTACAAAGGAATATACAGAGTTAAAAACATACAAAAATACAAGGGAGACTTTTCAAAAGTTGTTTATAGATCTTTATGGGAACGACAAGTCTTTCGTTGGGCAGATGAAAATCCAGATGTTGTTTCATGGTCATCGGAAGAGATAGTCGTTCCCTATATTTGCCGAACCGATGGGAGAGTGCATAGGTATTTTGTTGATCTCTTTCTAAAGTTCTCCAACGGCAAAGAATACCTCATTGAAATCAAACCCAAGAAACAGACCGAAGCACCTAAGGTTCCTGCAAGAAAGACTCCAAGATATATTGCCGAGGTAATGGGATATGCAAAGAATATATCCAAGTGGGAAGCGGCAGAGGCATACTGTAAAAGCAAGGGGTACACATTTGAGGTATGGACAGAGGAAACTTTAAAAGGATTGGGAATAAAGATACTAAGTGGATGATAAATAATCATTATGGCCAGTTTTCAATCAACAATAGATACTTTAAAATCTGCAATAGATAGAGGAAACGGCTTAGCACGTTCAAACAGATTTGAAGTTATTATTTCGTTACCACCGGCTTTACTTGCACTAGGAAATGCAATTGACAATTCAAGAGAAATATCTCTTATGGCACAGAGTTGCACAATGCCGGGAAGAACCATTAGCACTTTAAGTTACCAGTCAGTTCGTCAAGCCGTTAAGATACCAACTGGATATTCCCAGGAGGATGTTACCATGACTTTTCTCTTAACGAATAACTATTTACCCAAGCGAATTATAGACAGATGGTTGAACTCATCGGTTGATCAGGAAACATATCGTATTACATATGATAATTACTACTGTTCGGATATACTGATCAATCAGTTAGATTCAAATGATAATACAATCTATAGTATGAAACTACTGAAAGCTTGGCCCATTTCATCAGAAAGCATTACACTAGATCAGGGAGCGGATAATGAAACACTAAAATTATCAGTTACCTTTTCTTACGAAGATTTTGAATTCGATCAAAAATTCAATAACTAAAACTAAATTATGGCACTACCAACACTAAGCACACCTAAATTCACTCTCGATATTCCTTCTAACAAGAAGAAGCTTGAATATCGTCCTTATCTAGTCAAGGAGGAAAAGCTCCTTTTAATTGCACAGGAATCAAAAGAACCAAAGGCAATCATTTCAGCTATTCAAGAACTTATCGAAGGATGTACCTTTGGTAAAATCAAAGTTTCTGAACTGACCATGTTCGACATGGAGTATATCTTCCTCAAGATTAGATCTAAATCAGTTGGAGAAATCATAAAGCTAAAGAGCAAGTGTCCTCTCGATGATCATGAAACCGAATTCACTGTAAACCTTGAGGAACTGTCTGTTGATTTTCCTAAAATCTCGCCCAAGATTGCTCTGGCCGATAAGGTAGGTATCGCAATGAAATATCCCTCCTTTGAAGATATTAAGAACCTTTCCAAATTCAAGGAAGATGAAAAGATCAAAATGCTCAATGCTACAATTGCAGCATGTATTGATTACATCTATGATGCAGATGCCATTTACAAAGCTTCTGAAACCACAAATAGAGAACTAGAAGTTTTCATTGATTCTCTGAATTCAAAACAGTTTCAGGAAATCCAGAACTTTATTTCCAACATACCGAAGTTAAAGTATGTCACCACAGTAAAATGCAGTAAATGTGGGCATGAATATGAAGTTGTTCTGGAGGGAATTCAAAGTTTTTTTTAATATGCCTCTCCCACGAATCACTGGTAAATTATTATCAGACTAATTTTTCTTTGATGCACGATCATGGATATAGTTTAACTGAATTAGATTCCATGATCCCATGGGAGAGAGAAATATATGTGTCTATGGTTCTACAAAGAGTCAAAGAAGAGAATGAAAGAATACAGAAAGAACAATCCGAAATGTCTCGAATGAAAAATAAACGATAATGGCAACTCCAGCAAAAAATATAGATACCTCAGGACTAATTGCCTTAGCTAACGAGATTAAAAAGCTCGATGACGAGGGTATTAAAAGATCAGCGGAGAATATCTTTAATATTGCTAAATCATTTGAGTCGTTTCAAAACCTAAAGATATCGAAACTAGAAAAAACGATAAGTGGTGTTAAAGATTATGCTGAAAAATTAAATGAATCATTACTTTCATTAAAGGTTCCGGATACCATAAAGAATATAGGCGAGGATTTTGGTGCACCTCTGCTTAAAATATCGGAAGGTCTAAGATCGTTTTCTGGATTATCTGTTAAAGATATTAAAAATTCCTTTGACACTACAAGTATTCAGTTGTTCGAACTCACCAAAACATTTTCTGATACTCTTCTTTTGCAGACTGGTAAAGATTTTACTTATTTACAAAATAATTTCGGTAAACCTTTGGAAGAAATATCAGAAGGTTTAAAAGCCTTTTCCAATTTATCTATTATAAGGGTTAAAGGTAATTTAGATAAAATCGGTTCAGCATTCAAAGACATTATAGAGGAATTCGGAATATATTTCTCAAGTGAAGTAAATCCAATTTTTACTCAACTTGGTTATACATTTGGAGAACCTCTACTTAAAATATCGGAGGCCCTAAAATCCTTTTCAGAATTGTCGATGGCAAATGTGAGAAGTAATTTAACTACACTTGGTTCTAGCTTTAAAAATATCATTGAGGAGTTTGGTGCATATTTCTCCGGAATCACTACTGACGATTTTAAGAAATTAGGAGAAAGCTTTGGAGAACCTCTTACTAAGATATCTAAGGGATTAAAGGATTTTTCAGAATTATCTATAAATGAGTTAAAGAATAATTTTGAAAAACTTACAGATTTTACCGCAATTATAAAGGATTTCAATGCAATCAATTCCGCGGCAGGATCAGGAGTAGGCGGTTCTTTACTTTCATTATTTGAAGGACTTGAAAAGTTTTCTAAATTAAACATTTTAAAATTAAAACTAAACATTGTTCTTTTAGGTATTCTACCAGGGTCAATTAAGAAATTAGCTAAAACATTTTCAAATCTTGGCCCAGATTTAAAAGATGCCGGAGAAAACTTTGGAGAACCACTTGAAAAAATTGCGGGTGGTTTAAGTATTTTTTCAGAATTAAACATTGGTTCTATATTCAAGAATATAGTTCTTTTATCTGTATTACCCCTCAATAGTTTTTTCAAAAAACTTGCCAAATCAGTTCCAGACCTAGAAGAAGCAGGAGAAAGTTTTGGTAAACCTTTAATGAAAATATCGGAAGGGTTAAAAACATTTTCAGGATTAAATGTTCTGAAGTTAATTTTTAATGCCATTTCATTAAATGTATTTGCAGGGTTATTATCTAAGGCAGTATCCAAACTTAATACAATGGGAGAGGTTAGTGAAAAGGCATTAAATTCACTTAAAAAGTTTTCCTTTGTAGACTCTATGGAAAATATCATATTAAAGTTAGGAAAAGTATTTAAGGGATTAGCTAAGGGATTAGCATCATCGATAGTAAATGTTTTATCTGGGCTTACTAAGTTTGTGGGTAAGGGTATTTCTAATGTTGGAAAAGTATTCAGTAATATATCTAAAATGGTTTCCACGTTGATCCTTAACTTTTTTACAGACCTAGGAAAAAATATAGGAAAAATAGCCAAGGGAACTCTGGCAATTGGATTGATTTCTGCATCTTTAGTTGTATTTGGATTGGCATTAAAATCCTTGACAGGTATTGATATAGCTTCGGTTATTACAGGAACTCTTGCATTGACTACTCTTTCCTTTGTTGTTAAAAGCCTTGGAGGTGGAGGAATCATAAAGGGAGTTCTTGCTATAGGTTTATTATCCGCGGGCTTGTTTGTATTTGCGAAATCATTACAACAATTTGGAGGTGTTAGTTGGAAGGATGTTCTTATAGGTTCTGCAGCACTGGCAGTATTAACCGCTGCTATGTTTGGTTTAGGAGCTTTGGTTTCAGGTCCCCAGGGACTTCTTTTCCTTGCGGGTATTGCAGCCCTTACTGGTCTTGGTGTATCTCTATTACCCGCCGCATTTGCTTTTAAAATGCTAGGAGAAGGAGCTCAAGGAGTAAGTAAGGCCCTTTCTGATATTACTCCTCAACTTTCTGAACTTGCACAGATAGGCCCTTCTCTGCTTACGACTGCCGCTGCCCTTGGAGTTCTCTCTGCCGCTCTCGTTGCTTTCTCTGCAGGTTCTCTGTTCTCTGGTGGAGCTGGACTCTTCGGAAAGATCCTTGGGATAAATCCAATTGATAAACTTAAGGAACTAGCTGCTCTTGGAGATGGTTTGGATAAAACAGCTAACTCCCTTGAACGAATCAATTCATATAAAAATTCGGCAGGTTCAGACCTCGAGGGTATGAAATATGATAACTCAAACAGAAGAACTGAGCTGAACAGTGAGAAGGATTCCATGGGAGCAACTGTGGTAGGTGGAGGATCTTCCACGTTGAATAACATTGGTGGTTCCACTGTGAACAATACCAGCATAAATCAGAATAATATTCAGGATAGAACCTCTTATGTTCTGTCTCATAATATGGCTTGGACTGCTTGCTAAAAAACCCCACCTGTTACAGTGGGGTTGGTTTTAATTAGGAACGTGCCAACTTGGCAAAGTAACTTAACTCACCTTCCTCTTCCTCAGGAGGAACAGTAGAACGGAGTGAAGGAGCCTTTACCTCATCGGGCTCATTGGAACGAGAAGCAGTTCGACCCGAAGGAGCCGGAGCGGATTCCTCAGTGGCAATCTGTGCAGCCTTATCGGGATAAGCCTCATTGCCCAGAACATCATAGAGTTTCTTCTGGAGCTCGCCATAACTCTTGTAGTTCTTAGGATCAATAAAGTCCTTCAGAGGATACAGAGAATCATAGATGGGCTTGAGTCTCTCGTCAACACCACCAAAGAGAGGCGAAGCCTTATCAAACTCGGACTTGTCGTAGTTGCGGTATCCCTCAACCTGACGGATCTTGAGCTTGAAATTACCACCTGCCCAGAAGTCGAACACATTGATTGGAGCCTCATCCTGAAACTGAGGCTGCATGACATCCATAATCTTGTCAAAGATTTTCTTACCGAACTTGAAGAGCATGACTTTACCTTCATTGGCAGGATTGGAAGGATCAGAAACAATCAGAATGTTTGAAACGTAATGGAGACGACGCTTACGATCACGCGCAATTTCCTTATCGGATTCAAGACCGGAGTTCCAGAGTTTTGAATTCAGCTCGGATACTGGATCCTGTTGACCAATGGAAGTGAGAGAGGTCTCAATATACCACTTACC